ATGGTTGGACCAGTAACAATTAGTGGTACGATCACGATTCCATCAGGGAGTACATTCGTAATTTTATAATGAGTAAACTAGAGACAAACACTATTGATACGATTTCAGGAACTACTAATTTAACTATTGGTTCTACAAATTCATCTACAGTAACATTTGAAAGTGGTTCTTGTACGAATCATAATTACCCAGCTTTTGAAGCAGCTTTATCAGCTAATCAATCTATTAATGATAATGCTACTGATAAAGTTCAAGCAAATACCGAAATTTTGGATACGGACAGTTGTTATGATAATTCGACAAACTATAGGTTTACACCAAACAAAGCTGGAAAATATTTTGTTTATGCAAGAGTTTTAATAGATGATGAAGCTGGAAAAATGAGACAAGCAATATGTTTGCTTTTTAAAAATGGAAGCGAACTTGTAAGAGCAAATTTAAATTTTGATGAAAGTTCATCAGCAGAAGGAGAAGGTGGTTCAATAACAATAAACACAATAGTAGATATGAACGGATCATCTGATTATATAGAACTTTTTGCTGAACTTGATAGTAATGATGGTGGAAGTGCTAATATACAAGGTGGTGAAAGAAGGTCAGCATTTGGAGCATTTAGGTTAGGAGCATAATGGCAAACGGAACATTAAAAGTATCGAATATAGAAACAAGCTCTGGATCAGGAACTATTACTCTTGGTCAATCTGGAGAGACTGTTACTGTAACAAATGGTATTATGTCGGGTCATATGTATCCAGCCTTTGAAGCTTATTTATCTGCTAATCAAAGTATAAATGATATAACTGACACAAAAGTACAATTTAATACCGAAGTTTTTGATACAGATAATTGTTATGATAATTCTACAAACTATAGGTTTACACCAAACAAAGCTGGAAAATATTTTGTATATTCCGTAGTTAAACAAGATACTTCAACTGGAAACATGAGACATTGCGCAGCTTATGTTTATAAAAATGGCACAGAAATACTTAATTCATCTACTAATTTTCATTCAGGTGATACCACAGATGGAGAGGGAGCTAGTGCAGTTTTAAATGGTATAATTGACATGAATGGTAGTTCAGATTATTTAGAGGTTTATGCAATGAATGATACAGTTGCAGGAGACGCATCTAACATAAATGGTAATTCAACAAAATATTTAACAGTTTTTGGTGCATATAGGATAGGAGCATAATGACAAGTATATTAAAAGCAGACACGATACAGGACACAGACGGTAATAACATTATCAACGAAAGTTCTAATACTATTACTATCGGTGCATCTGGTGACACGATCAGTATTCCAAGTGGTGCAACGATAGCTAACTCTGGAACAGCTACAGGTTTTGGTGGAGATAACACTCCAGCTTTTAAAGCCTATTTAAGTAGTTCGCCATCTATATCTGATGCAACAATTACAACGATAACTTTGAATGCAGAAATTTTTGATACTGATTCAGCTTACGATACTTCAAATGGAAAATTTACAGTTCCTAGTGGAGAAGGTGGAAAATATTTTATTAATGTAGCAACAAGACTTACAAATTGGAATGTAACACAACAAAATTTATATGTTTATGTTGGAAGCACAGCTAAATTAATTCATGAAAATGGAGATCATCAAGGTGATAATAATTCTGTACAACATTCTGCTATATTAAATTTATCTGCTGGTGATGAGGTTACAATGCGTTTTTATCAAAATGGTGGCAATGGAGCAACTTTAAGAACTGGAGAAGAAAATACATTTTTTTCAGCATACAAATTAATTGGAGTATAAATTATGGCATTAACTAGACTAGGATCAACAGCAGGAGGAATTCCAACGGCAACTATTGTGCCTTGGACTACGTCTTCTATACCTACTGGTTTTTTAGAATGTAATGGATCAGCTGTTTCAAGATCAACTTATGCTGCCTTATTTGCAATCATAGGCACAACTTATGGCACAGGTGATGGTTCATCAACTTTTACTTTACCTGATTTACAAGATAAAGTAGCAGTAAGTAAATCTAACAACAAAGCTTTGGCATCTACAGGTGGTGCAAACACAGTTACTTCTACAGGAAATGTTGGAGGTTCAACAGCTAATGCAACCTTAACAACAGCACAACTTGCAGCTCACCAACACGATGTATTGTGTGGTAACTATGATGGAAATAATAATGGTTATCCATATAAAAATAGTGGCGGTGGTCCAACAACTATACAAACTTATTATTCAACTGGTCAAAATGGTGCACACTCACACAACATGAGTGCAAATTTTACTGGAGATGCAACTTCAGTTTTACAACCTTACTTGACTGTAACTTATGTTATAAAAACTTAGGAGATAAAATGGCAACTAATTCAAACTGGACAGTAATATTTGATGATAAATTAATTATTAAACAAACAGGTGATGCTGCTGGAACAGGTTACATATTTAATGAAGACCCTTTTTGGTCTGATTCTAAATTTTCAAATATTTGGGCTATTCAATATGAAACTAATCCATCTACTGATGAAGTAGAACATAGAGATACAACACCTCACTGCACTTATGCAGATGCTAATCTTGGAGATTTTCAAAGTCAATTTATAGATAAATGGGATGCTGCACATTTAAATAGATTACAACATGATTGGGACAATGATTCTAGAGAAGAATCAGAAAAAGGTCCAAGACCTACATCATATTCATCGTAACATCATCCAAGAAGTAAGTAAATATTTTTCACCTGTTAAAGGTGGATTACCTCTATGAACATAGGGAAAAGCTGCAGGCCATATAACTATTCTACCTGTCTTAGGTTTTATTCTTTTTGAAAAATGTAAAAATTCTGTTTCTCCACCTTCTTCTATATCATTTAAATATATACTAAAAACAAAAGCTCTTGATTCATTATCATAACCTTTTTGATGTTCAATATGCCAAACATGATAACCCTCTGTAGGTAAAGTTTTTTGAATTTTTAAACTAGTATAATGTAAAGGATCTTTGTAAGCTTCTTTAGCTCCAGTTTGCTCAAGATAATGTTTTAAAGCGATATCAAAATTTACCATCATTGGTTTTAAGTTTTCCCACCAAACATCAATATTACCTGGTCCCATGAAAAACTGTTGATCTTGTTTTTGTAATACAGATGCATTTTCTGATGTAATTCTATTAAATGTATTATTAAATTTATTTTGATCTTCATATAATTCTATTGCTTTGTTACATTCTTCAGGAAGAATGTAGTTATCATAGACTCCTATAAAATTAGTTATATTAACTGTTTTCTCTATCATTTTTTTCCTCTAATTTTTTCTTAAAATTAAATTCATTAGTTTGTTGTATATTAAAAATTAAACTATATCTATTTTGCTCTCCTTCATATTTATCAAAACCATGTAGTATTTCAGGTGGAAAAATGTAATAGTCTCCAGGTTCAGGAGTTATTTTTATATTAAGCTCTGGTAAATATAAATCACAACCTTTTGTTAAATAAAGAATACCGTGCCAACAAGGATGTGTGTGATAATCTAAACTATCATTTGGTTTTATTTCATTTCCCCAAGCATTGGTAACTTTATACCTTTCTAAAAAGTATTGAAAAAGATATGGGTGGGTTGTTTGATGTGTGTTTATTAAATATATAAAAAATTTTTTAAAACTATCGTCTTCTAAAAAGTAAAGCCAATTAGTCATCCCTCCTTTTACATTTGTGTAATTACTCATTTTTTTATCTATGTTATTTTTTATACTCATAATAAAATTGTGAATTACGTCAGGATGAGGATAACTTCCAAATATTATATTTACATTTCTAGGATAAGTAATATTTAAACTACTTTTACTTTCATTTAATTTATTATTTTTGTCTATAAAACTAATCATTATTTTTCTTTGTATTGAGCTATGATTGAAAATCTTTTATTCTTATTGTTATCACTCCAGATTAATGGGCTATGATAAACTGAAGATTCCCAAAAAATAGCTCTATTTTCTTTAAAACCAATGTGAGTATTTAATTCATGAATATTATTATTTTTCACATAAAAACCCGTTCCTCTATTAAGACCTTCATCTCCTCTTATATAAATTATTATTTGATGAGAAGTATTTTTTCCTTTATCGCAATGAACCATTGGAGTGGTTCTTGTTACCATTGTATATGCAGTATAATTTTCTTTAAATTTTTTATTATATAATTTTTCACACTTTTCTCTTACATAATTAGATATGTTTTCTTCAACGGTAGCTCCATAAAATAAATGTTCTGGATTATTATTTTGTTCTTTTATTAAAGTACCCTCTATATTATGATAACCATAATTACCTGAGTAAGTATAAAAAGGAATTTTATCATAAATTGATTTATATATTTCTTTATCTAAAAAATTATCTTTAATGTGAATATCAAATTCTTCTAACATAATTTACCCTACTACCATATTACAACACATACGTTGCCAATTATATGTTTCAGATATAGGGGATTCTCCTTTGTGATATTCATTTGAATTAAATATCACAGCACTTCCTGGTTTATATTTAAACTCTTCACCATCAACATAAAAGGAACCTCTCCAATCTGGCTGCCAAACAGGAGTCATAAATAATAAAATAGATTTTAATTTTGAATTTTCTTGATCATCTCGGTGCAACCAATGTTGAGTTTTTCTACCGTGATAAGTAACATTGAACCACATTCTATTTAAATCAGTGGGTATACCTATATTTTGATTTTCTAATAACTTTGCTATTCTATAAACTAGAGTTTGTCCCCAAAGACAAAATGGGTAGTGTTGAGTTCCTCCATTATTATCTTTAGCTATCAAAATAGGTGAAGATATAAAACCATTGTGTGGTCCAGATACACCTGTCATATTCCACGTTGGACTGCTTATGACTTGATTATACATATAAAACAATTCTTTTTCGGAAAGAACATTGTCTAATATTACAGTCTTCATATGGTTATTTTCTAGCTTTCATTATATATTATTTACTATATAATTCTTATATGTTAAAAAAGGTAATATTTCAATAGGAGTAATATGCTCGGCCTAACTTCCATATCTGGTGCACCAATATCAACATCGTTCTTTAACCCGAACGTTACTGTTAATGTAACTGGTAATGCACTAACTCTTGCAATCGGAAGTTCTTCTG